TCTTCATCAGATATACCACCCTCACCACCATTTTCACCAGGATGATATCCTAGTATTCTTATCTTTGCTCTAAATCCATTATCAAAGTTTTGATTATTTTCTGTACGCCAAACTTTGTCAGGGGCTACTTGTGCAATAAACCACTGGAATCCATCCTTTCCAAAGAATTCAATATTAGTTTGACGTGTAAGCATCAGTCATCGTAAATTAGACACTCAGGTTCATCTGGATGTAAATCACAGAATACTTCTAAAGCGTTGGGGTCATGATGATCACCTGCTGCGATCTCTTCCTTATGATGCTCTGCATACTCCTCAAGTTCATGCAATTCATCTGTTGCATGTCTTCTTGCTGCTGGAGACGCTTTTGGATCTTCAGAGATTTCCTTGTCTTTAGCAATGTGGTCTTCGATACTTTTCATGTTACTCGTTGATGGTAAATGAATCTCTCACAAGAGATAATCCTGTGTAATCACCCTCTGGATTTCCAAACTCATGAGATAACTTGGCAATCATGTATTTACCACTCTCAGGAGAATTTTTATCCTGTGGTTTACCAGTATTTAGATCAGGAAATTTGACATCAATGACGTGACCTGCTCTCAATGAAAGATTCATAGGTACTGTGATATCTAAAATCTGAGAGTACATAGCAGAGTATCTTGCTGATGCTTGTGCTTGGAATTCTGCTTGTCTTTGAGGTGTATTAGTGTTTACACCATCGGCATCTTTTACGGTAGTTCCTTGATCAAGAGTTGATAAGATAATTCTTGAGTAAGGTTCTTTGTAATTAGTAGGCACAACCTCTTCATCATTAGCAAGTTCAATATTTTTATTGAACTTAAAATTGTTGAAGATAACTTTCCTAGTAAGCACATCATAGTACCAGTTTGAACTACTGAATGCACCAGATCTTAGTTTTTTTATTATATCATGACTTTCTTTCATAGAGGGACTACTTGCTAATTTGAAATTATTTGAAACATCTAATGCTTCCTTGAAAGGTGTCATCTCATATGTCTCCCTTACCTCATCTTCTTTGAATATCTTATCAATACTTCTAAAATTATATCCATCCTGTGTTTCATAAAATAAATACCCTGCCGTACCCTCATTTCCTATCTTACTTGATCCTGATGTTGATGGTATTGCTTTACGACATAGATCAGATATAACCTTGAAAGGTCTTCTATAATTTCCATAAAACTCTAATTCATTTGATGTGGTGTCTACCTCATTGATCTCACCTTCTATTTTTTCGTTTATTATTGTGCTGACAGTTGCTGCTATGGAACCAGTATATTTTTTCCATACTCTATTAGTGTGATTAGAAAGTGCACCTTTTGTTTCGCATGTAAGTGTGTAAATTTCTCTTTTGTTGTCTATAATGTGACCTGATATGTTTGTGACAATCAAACTCATTTGAACAGGATCTTCTTGACTTGGATGTGTCAATTGTATTTTGACAACAGATCCACTTCTAATTGGTAACTTGTTTATTAGTCCATTTGTGTCTGCTATGGTAATATCCATGTGTAATGATGGATCTACCACATCCTCAAAATACTTTATGAAGTTGACCTGTCCGAGCATATTCACAGACTTTCCTTCCTTGTCAGTAAACACTTCAAAGGATAATAACTTATGTCCTTTTGTCCATAGGACGTTTCTATTCATGCTGTCTGTAATATTTCCATCTGACGAATATTTATCTCAGCATCAAAGGAATCCATAGTGCCCCCACCGATAAGAATAGTAGTACCACCTTGTGTTTGAGGTGTTGAACTGGTCGAGTTCTCTTGATTCATAAGAAATATATTGTTTATAGGTGCGAGTGCTATGGTATCCGATCCAGTACCACCATCAGTATCAAATGACATGTTAGTTCCTCCACCTTCTCCACCGCCAGAGAATGCACCACCACCTAAGTTGGTTTTATCTAGGTTGACACTACCAGAAGGATTATCAGGAGTTCTATTATTACCTGGATTTACTTTTGTATTACCTTTCTTTTTAATATTTTTGATAAAGTCCGATCTACCCTTTAAAATTTTGAATAGGGGACTATCTTCACTTATTGTTTCTCTATTTTTTTTGATCAGATTTTGTATGTCTTTATCTGTTACATTTGTTTCTATTTTCTTAAACTTTGGTTTTACATTTCTGGGAGTTCCCTTAGGTTTGAATTTTATATTTGGAAATAACTTTCTGAAAAGATCATCTCCAATTCTTACTCTTATACCTTTTGGTGATATGCCAGGTATGTCTTTACCAGGCACCAAGAAGTCGTCAACGATATCTGCTTTTTTTGCAAGTTTGGTAAGAAATGGAACTTTCTTTATAATAAAAGCACCCAATTTAGTCTTTTGCATTGCAGCAAGTAACCCTGCTCCTATGGGTATTTCTTCACCAGTAGGTCCTCCTAAAAGGAGTGCAGCTACAAAAGCAATAGAAAGGGTGGGTATTAAAACTTCAGGTCTTTTATAAAATGGCGTAACAGGTTTGGGTAAAATTCCTCTAAATGGAGTTCTTTCAGGTAATTCATCATCATCATCTCGTCGTAGAACTAAAAACGGACTGGTTTTCTCAAGTTTGTCAAGCACCCTGTCAAGATCATCAAGAGCACTAGAAAATAATGTCTTTTGAGTTGATATAATTACCCTTTGTTCTTCAAACTTTCTTCTTCTATCAGCACCTGAGAATATATCTGCCAATCTACCACCTGCCAATCCACCAATTATACTACCACCTATGCCTCCTACCACAGTGCCTATGGGTCCTCCGACTGCTGTACCAAGAATAGCACCATACTTAGCACCTGCTAAAGCACCTGCCAGTCCACCACCTGCACCAAGACCTGCCTGTAAATTAGTTTGTCCTTCTGCTTTTCTACCTGCAAAATCTATTCCAGTGCCTATGACAGCAAGAGGTCCGATCTTACCAAGTCTTCCTACTTTACCTACCCTAGATAAAAATGCACCTCCTCTTGTGGGAACTTTTGGTACTCTGGGTATCTTGAGTCCACCACTAGGAGGACGACCAAAGAACCTTCTACCGAGTGCACCACCACCTAATAAACCAAGTGCTCCCCCGACACCCCCTTTTTTATCTTTTTCTTTTTGCGTACTGCGTAACGCTAACGCTTTTAGTGTACGATCTCTTTCTTCTACGAGTTTACTTTTGAGTGCAAGTGAATTTTTTTCAAGTCTTCTCTCTACTCTGAAACTATTTCTGAGATCATTTCTAAGTGCTAGACTACCTCTCCTAGTTTTATTTGATATAATAGCAAGAGATCTTTCTATCATGAGAAGGCACCATAACTTCTAAGTGACGACGCTGCTTCAAACTTATCGATAACACCACCACCAGTTCTAAATGCTGTGTTTACAGATACAGATGCAGGGGATATTGCCTGACCCACAAACCCTGATGGTACTTTATTCTCTTGATTAGTTGATAAATCAATTACATTATTACTAATTTCAGTTTTTATTTCTCTTCCCATCTGAGCAATATCAAGGTTAGGTAATAAATTTGTTGCCAAATCTTCATTAGATTCAAATATGTTTGAGATTTGATCATTAAATATACTATTTTCAATCAATTGTGATGTGAGTGCTATATCCAATGAGTTATCAACTTCTAATTTACTACCTTCAATTGTGGTATCACCTTCTACAGTATCTCCTAAACTTATCTTTGGGTCTCCTACATTCAAGGAAACTTCTGTCTTATCTTCTTTAATATTATCCTCTTTTATTTTTTCTTCCTCTTTCTTTGGTAAAAAGAAGTTTTTTATACCTTCAAAGAAACCTTTTTTATCATCATCTTTTTCATTCTTCTTTACGTTCAATTGTTCTTTATCTTTTTTCAACAGAGATTCGATATCCATTTCACTATCACCACCTCTCTTTCTTTCTAAACTAATTCCTGATAGAATTCTATCAAATCTATTCAATTGATTTCTAAATCTACTTACATCTGGTTTATTGATTGTTTGTTCTCCTTGTATTACTCTTGATGCAAGTTCTCGTCTTCGACCATCTCCAGTTTGATTTGCTTTTGCCAAAGATGGTATCAATAAACTAGCAGCGAGAGCAGCAGTTATCAATAATGGATTCCTAAGTTTGGATGCTCCACCTACACCTCTCGCAATATTAGTTGATCCAACTCCTCTATTACCTATAAGACCTTTGAGTGCAAGAACATTGACAACAGATCCAGTAAGAAACTCTATAATCTCTGGTGCCATCAATGCACTTGCTAGACCGAAACTTTGTGCAGCACCTCCCACATTACCCTGAGATAGTTGTGCAACTCCTAAACCACCTGCGACAAGAGCACCTTTACTCCTTAGACTACTGAGTATATTTGTTTTGACACCCACTAAATTATCAGAGTCTTTCTTTAGTATTTTTGCTTCTTCTCTATAATATCTTCTTTTTGCCCTTACATCTTCCCTTATTTGCTCTCTTATACCTCTCATCGTGAGGTTCATCGACTCCATTTGGTTGATGATACGACCAAGAGTCCTTACCTGTGGTCTCTCGATATTTTCTGCTTCTTCTGTCGCTCTCTGTAATAATCGATCATACGCCAAATCCATCCTACGCTCCATAGGAATCATAGGAGTTTGTGGTTCGGTTTGTCTACCAGGCGTTTGCATTCGCTGCTTCTGCTTGTTGTGCTTCTAACTTTTGTTTCTCAAGATACTTCACAAGATAGTTCACATACACCTCTTTTTCCCAAGGTATCATACCCTCAACTTCACTTAGTGACCATTTATGATGCTGCATCAAAGAAAAATTTGTCTCTAACATTGCATCAATGCTGGTATGATATAGCATTATGCGAAAAAATTTGATAATCCCTCAATTAGGACATCAGAATCTTTCTTAGTTTTTGGGTTGTGAACTGTGCCTTTATACTGTAGTTTAGGCATTGTTGCAAAAAAGTCTTCTATCAATGCAAATTGTTTTGAGTTCAGTTGCTCAATAAATTTCATTAGTTCTTTTTTACTGCAGTCTTCTGCACTCCATGCCTCATCTGTAGTAAATATTGTGTCAATACAACTGACAACTGCATCAAATGCTTTGTCAATTCTATCTGCACCATCTCCTGATCCCACAAAATTATTATCCAAAAATTGTTGCATTGATGGATATTTCATCTTGATATTGACATCACCACCTAACTTGATCATGTCAGTGTGACCTTCAGGTACTTCAAGTTTTATATCTGACATATTAATTTTCAAGGGAACTTTTGTTTCCTTGTCATCTTGACATGTCACGAGTAATTCAACAGATTCACCTATTGACTTACCTCTTATGTTCAGAAATAAGTACTCTAATTCAAAACTTGGTAGTTTCTCAACATCAACTCCACGAGAGAGTATACATGATTTGAGAACACTCTTCAATGTGGCACTGATATCAGCGTCACTACCATTCTCAAGTGCAATAAGTAAAACTTTCTCTTCTTTGACTAAAAAAGGTCTATATTTTACTTTCTTACCTGTTGATATAAGTTGCAATTCAAATGTAGGTGCAACGACCTTTGGTAAAGGCATAATAATATTTGTTCAGTGTATTTATTTAGTGAGCAAATTTTACTGGAAATCGCTGATAGTTACTTCACCTCTATTTCTATCACCAAAAACACTTTCAAATCCAGAAAAGACATCATCATCTTCCGCAACACTGGTTCCACCGACTATGCGGTCAGATTCTACTGACTCTGCAAATGTGCCACCTACTCTAGATGTCCTGTCAATAAAGTATTCGTCATATTTGAATGTAATTGATGTTTTGATTAATTCTGCCCTACCATATGCTAAAGGTGCAGCAATAATACTACTGGGAAACACATTTCTCAATTTGTAAGTTATACTGCTTGGTAATTGATTATTGAATCTGCTTGTTTTATTGAGTTTGGAAAATCTGCCCTTAATTGCTTTAGAAAATGCTGTAATTTCCATGTCACACTTATAGGTCTGAGGGTATTTCATTCTCCTAAATGAAAGATTCTCTCTACTGCTTGAAGGAGACATAAATTCCATCCATGCATTGAATACATCATTAGTGTAGTAGTCTGTCTGTAAATAATATGTCAATATAATATCTGGGAATCTTCTATATGTGGCATATTTTTGCGATATTCCTTGTCTAAGTCCATCAACCTGTGCTACCTGCATGTCTGAACCAGGTAACACTGCTTCTGAACAGAATAGTGCAAGTTGAGAACCTGCATCATTTTGATCATAAAATCCGTGACCATCTATAAACGACTTCAATCCTCCTTGTGCTTTATTGAAATTAATGCTTACATCGTAGGTATTATTGAATGCTGGAGTTATATTACCACGTTTAGACCTTGTAGACGCTAATTCTGTTGTGGGTAAATAAAATCTACCTGATCTTAATGCTGCTGACCTCTGTGCCATCTAAATATAGAATGTTACATACTATGTATGTCATATAAAGGTAAATTCAGACCCAAAAACCATAAAAAGTACAAAGGTGACTTCAGAGAGGTCATCTATAGGTCATCATGGGAACTGAAATTTATGCAATATTGCGATACAAACAAAAGCATAGTCAAGTGGTCATCGGAAGAAATAGTAATACCATACAGATCGCCTGTAGACAATAGAATACATAGGTATTTTCCCGACTTCTATGTCAAATATAAAGATGTAAAAGGCAATTTCCAAGAAAAAGTGATAGAAATTAAACCTGCAAAACAAGTCAAAGAACCTAAAATGCAGAAGAGAAGAACAAAAAAGTACGTGTCTGAGGTATTCACCTATGCTACGAATCAAGCAAAGTGGGCAGCAGCAGAGGATTTTTGCAAAGATCGTAAGTGGAAATTTCAAATACTAACGGAGAAAGAACTTGGAATATAAAAACGTTTTCCCACTATCCGATTCTGTTGGGAGTCCCAAACCAGGTAGTGTAATGATATTTCAATACACTGCAAAATACAGAGAAACACTTCCTTTTTACGATAGAAACCCATTATGTTACGTTGTTGCAGTGCAAGGTCCTGCCTTCTACGGTGTCAACTTACACTATACTCAACCGAGAAACAGGAAAGCGATTCTTGCATACATCGATGCTGGAGACGATATAACTAAGTTGCCAGGTTATAATAAATACCTAAGATCCTATGTCCAATCAACATTTATAAGACTCGTTGGGGATGATATGGAAAGAGCAGCAGATATGGCGTTTGAAGATTTCGTTCGCACTGTAAACGGGGTCGATATATCAACATCACCATTCTTACCAAATTTTTACAAATGAGCGAAGAAAAACCAAAATCAATATATGGAGAAGGTGGAAGGGTTACTGAAAGTATCACATGGAGTGAGGAGGGTTATAGGATTGTAGAGAAAATTGATATAAGCACAAATGGTGCCACTGGATTGACTAAAGAGATAGAAGTTTTTCTTCCAGGTGCTCCTTTCACTCCTATAAATCCATTAGATCCTGGTAATGAAGATATATTAAAAATAATACAAAATTCTTCAAAAAGAGAACAGTTATATCATACTAAAATGAATGAAATTAGAGTAGATGCACTTGAAAATGGTACATCAGATGATTTTGAACAATCACTGAAAGATAATGGAACATATGAGGCAATTGCTGGTGCTGGTAGTATAAATGACATTGAGATTAAAGGAGAAAATAAGAGAAATAATGAAAAAATCAAGAAGAAATTAGCAGATGAAAGAGCTGAGTTACAAAAATATCTAGATTCAATACAAGTTAAAAAAGAAAATTTATTTTATCCTAGTAATTTGGAACAAAATAAAGGGGAAGATTATATTTTTATTGAACAATTTGAATATTCACCACCACAACCTCCTGATACAGTAAACCCTGAGAAAGCTCTCAAATCAGGTGTTCCAAGGACAACAAATCTAGAAGACTCTCGTGGAACTTGTAGATTACCCATTCCTAATAAACTAGGAGTAAGTAATGGAGTCAGTTGGGGAGAAGCAAGAGCGAATGCTGTTGAATTGGGAGCGTTTGCTGCAGCAGCAGGGGGAATTGGTGCTGCAATAGGTGGTTCAAAAAATATAGGTCAATTACTTCAAGAGGGATTTGGTTCTGGTGGAAGAATACTTAAAAATCTTCAAAGTGATTTCAAAAGTACAACTGGGTCAGAGGCAAATGCTGCTTCCGTCATAAGTGCAGCGTTAGCAAGATCAGTGCTAGGGTCAATAGGTATAAATGTAGACGTTGATCAATTTATTACTAGACAAACTGGTGCTGCGATAAATCCTAACTTGGAATTATTATTCGGAGGACCTCAATTGAGAACGTTCTCATTCAACTTCAATTTCGCTCCAGAAAACCCAGAAGAGGCAGTTATGGTAAGAAAAATACAGAGGTGGTTTAGACAAGGTATGTTGCCGACAAGATCTGCTGGAACTAGAACAAACTCAACTTTATTTCTTGGATCACCTAATGTTTTCAGACTACAATACAAAAACAAAAATAGAAGAATCAAAGGTTTGAATATTATCAAGGTATGTGCTCTAACTTCATGTCAAATTGATTTTACCCCAGATGGCACATATCAATCATATGATGATCAAGATGCTATATCAATGCCTGTAAGAAGCACCATGGGTTTGACATTCAATGAGTTGACACCAATATTCAAAGATGATTATACAACTGAGGACAAATATAAAGATCAAAGCATTGTAGATCTTGGTTCTATGATAAAAGGTGATGATGCAATCAATGAACATGACATAGGATTCTAATGAATTATTTCGATTTATTTCCAGATGTACAATTACCGTCTTTCTCTGATAAGAGAAATTCAAGTAAGGACTTCATAACAGTAAAAAACCTCTTCAAAAGAGGTAAGGTGCGTGAAGATTTTTTCCAAAATGTCACCGCTTTTTATCAATATTCAGTTGTGGGTGATGATAGACCTGATAACGTTGCACAAAAGATATATGATAATGATCAATTAGATTGGGTGGTGCTGATTGCCAACAATATCATCAATATTAGAGATGAGTGGCCAATGAGTCAATATGATTTCCAAAGATATTTGGATAATAAGTATGATTCTGTGCAATTGAGTCAAATACATCATTATGAAACAACAGAGATAAAAAGTCCAGATGACAAGTTACTTCTTCAATCTGGGTTGACAGTGGATGCAGATTTCACATTTTCATACTCATATGGCACAACCACTTATAATGTGAACAGCGTGACCTCAGTTTCTAATTTTCAACATGAAGTAAATAAGAATGATGCTAAAAGAAATATCTATCTTGTAAGACCAGAATACGTGGGAACTGTGATAAGTGATATGAGAGAGATAATGACCTATACTGATAGTTCACAATATATCAATAGAAAGTTGAAAAAAGGTGATAATCTTAGGATGCTAGAACCGAGATAATTTTTGATGCTATCATACTATGACCCTGTTTTGTGGGGTGTTTAGTAATTCCACGAGGAATATCAGGTTCATCAAGGTACAAATCATATTTGTATTTTGTGTTTTTAGGCACTGACAATAATATGAGTTTTACATTGTTTGCTTTGAAGTGATCAATTATTGCTTGTCTAAAAATAAATTCATCAGAGTCTCCATACTCTTCGCTGTAATAATCCCTATAATAATCAATAAACTTTCTACCTTTACCTCTGCCAGGATTGATATTTTCCCATTTCCCATTCAAATGTAATTCTGTGCGATTTTTGTAAGTCATACAAATGACCCCTAAATCATATTTTGTAATATCATGCTGTAATGTGGTTCTGAGTATTCTACGATTACTACATCCATGCATTGATAAGTCTGTATAGTCAACATTCAACTTTTTAGATATTACATTGGCATAGCGATCATCTCTATTACCTAATCCATAACCATAACACCAACTATCACCATTAAAAAGTATCATAAAAAACCTTAAGGGTAAAAAATACCCCGAATTTTTTTTCGGGGTATTTTGAAACTAAAAGTCGATTTTCGTACAGGATTACTCCTCTGCTAATCGTTGGAAGTATGACAGTGCATCATCATCAGTGGTTGCATTAGCAGTCACTGGTTCTGGTGGTGCAGTTACTATCTCTTCCTCTTCAGTTGCAACCTCTGGTGCTACTGGTGGACGTGATGTGTTCAACACACTGTTCAATCTCTTTTCAAGATCAGCATATGATTTGAACTGATCAGCAGCAGTGAACTCTTCTAAAGAGTATTGCTTCTTCCAGATTGCTTCAAGAGCATCGTCATCATCAAGGAGTGCACTGGTAGCAGAGAACTCAGATGAATCGTAGTTACGATAACCTGCAACGTTCTTTGCTTTCAACTTGAAGTTAGCACCCTTCCAGAAATCAAATGGATCGATTGCTTCTTCGTCCTCAAACTCAGGTTGCATTGCTGCTGTGAGTTTGTCAAAAATCTTCTTGCCAAACTTATATAGAAATACTTTGCCTTCGTTATCAGGATTAGTGGGATCTTTTACAACATAGATGTTACTAATGTATGTAAGTTTCCTCTTCTGCTTACGTGCAAGATCTTTGTCTGCATCGTTGCCACTGTTCCATAGCAGACGATTGTACTCAGATACTGGATCTTTACCACCAAGAGTGGTAAGACTATTCTCTATGTACCAACCACCAGGTCCTTGGAAAGCATGTGACCATACCTTTGCCCATGGTAGTTCTTCTCCGTCAGG